CTGCTTCCGCTGATGAACAGCATATCTTCGAGACTTTCAATGCCAGATTTCACGCCATCAACACAGCGCGTGGAATTTGATTTGAAGGCGTATCTCCGCGGATCAGAAAAAGAGCGTGCAGAGATTTACAAGATTTTGTTCGACATCGGAGCAATCACTACCGATGAAATTAGACAAATGGAGGACATGATCTCATGAAGCTAACAACACCAATGCAGATTACAGCTGCAGATTCAGATGCACGCACAATCACCGGCCGAATCGTCGCATTCAACGAGCACGCAAACGCGAGCACCGGCAAGGTTGTTTTTGCCCGTGGCTCAATTGCTGTCAATGATGTATTTCTTAACCTTGAGCATGACAATACTCGCAGGATTGGGAAAAGTATCGCCATGAATGTGAATGACAAAGAAATGACAGCTACTTTCAAAATTGCTAACACAACAGCCGGCACCGATGCACTCGTTGAGGCAATGGATGGTTTGCGCGATGGTTTCAGCATCGAATTGGCCGTTGATAATTATGAAATGCAAAAGGATGGCACCATGAAGGTGCTCAATGGACAGCTCACAGCTGTGGCATTGGTTACTGAACCGGCTGTGCGATCTGCACGCGTTTCAGAAGTAGCAGCATCAGAAGATTCTGAAACTCATGAAGTTGCAGAAATAACAAACCCAAATGAAGGAGACAAAGTGGATAACACTACCGAAAACACCGCTCCTGCCGTTGAACCGGTAGAGGCTCCAGCAGAAGCTGTGCAGGCATCACGACCTGCTTACTACACAGCTCCACGATCACCTATTGTGAATAAGGTTTCATACCTTGAGCACTATTTGAAGGCAACAATTCTTCATGATGAAGATTCACGCCAATACATCAAGGCAGCAGATAACACAACAGGAACAGCACCCGGAATGGTGCCAACACCACAAAGCACACAGGTTGTTAATGCATTGGCTAACGCTGATCGCGGAATGATTGATGCGCTAAGCCGTGAAACGCTTGTGGGCGAAGGAATGACATTTGAAATTCCTCGCGTTACTGCCGTGCCTACTGTGGCCAATGTTGCAGAAAATGCAGCTGTTACAGAATCATCACTATCAGCAACATTTTTGAGCGTACCTGTTCAATCTTTCAAAGGTCGCGCAATTTCAACTGTGGAACTCATTGACCGCAGCCGTCCAGAGTACCTTACAGCTCTCCTTCAGAATCTTGAATTTGCTTATGCAAAAGTAACTGATGAATTTGCTGTTGGCACAATCGCTGGTGCAGGTCAGCAAACAGGTGTGAATGCAAACTCATCAACAGGATTCCTTGCTTACACATCACAAGCTGCCGGTGCTGTTTATTCATCATCACTCGGATTTGCACGCAACATCGTTGTTTCTCCTGGACAATGGACAAACATCATGGGTTACAACGACAATGGCGCACCTCTTTACAATGCAGCGCAACCTTCCAATCAAGCAGGATCAGTCCGAGGCGATAGCTTGCGCGGTGTAGTTTCACCGGGCCTTAACCTCTTTGTTTCTCGCTCAATTGGTAACGCTGGTGCAACAACATCAACCGGAGATTTCTCAATGGCTGTTATCAATCCAGATGCATGGACATGGTATGAGTCACCACGCTTTACATTGCGCACAGCAATTCAAAGCGATGGAACCATTGACATTCTTTACTATGGCTATGCAGCAATTGCTCCAAAGATTCCATTTGGCGCATGCTGGAACCAGACCTGAGCCGAATAAAAATAACTCATCGGTAGCGGTCGCTCCCGAACGCTAACGATACGAAAGGAACCGAGATGCCAGCAATAGTCACAGCCTCACAGCTGAGGTCAATTCTTGGTGTCTCGGTTTCCTTGTATTCTGATGCACAGCTTGATTCATTCATTGATTCAGCTGAACAAACAATTTTGCCTTTACTGACCCAATACCAATCATCGGTGACATTTGCCAATGTGGATAATTCCGTCATTTATTTCACAACTATTCGGCCAAATTATTTTGTGCCGGGGCAATCTGTCGTTGTAACCGGGGCCGGAACATACAATGGCACTTATACAGTCACCGATGATCGGATTGAGCCATACACATTCACAGCTGCCACAGCAGCAGCTGACCGGACTTACCCATTGCCATTCATCCCAGCTGCAACAGCCACATTAAGTGGATCATCAGCAGCAGCTTTATATGCAAACACACCACCAATTGAAAACGCCATTTTGGTTGTATCGGTCGAGATTTTTCAGAGCATCACAGCTCCCGGCAATCAAATCATGTCAGACACATTCCAGCCACAACCTTTCATTTTAGGCCGAAGCCTTACAAACAGAGTTATTGGGCTTTTGGGGCCGTTTATAGATGTCGAAACGATGTGCCAATGAGTATTGAATCCGCAATTCGCACACCATTGAAAACAGCTCTTTCAACTATTGCTGCCAATGTCTATAACGGCATTCCCGAGACAATGACATCTCCAAGCATATGTTTAATCCCGGATGCACCATATTTGGAAAGCGTTTTGATAAATGGCTCCACCACAAAAGTAAAAGTTAATTTGACTGTTACCGGTGTTGTTGGATATTCCAACAATGCTGCAGCTTTGGACAATCTCGAACAATTGATGATCAGCATCATCAGCACAATGCCGAACGGCTATGTTGTCGGCAATGTTAATCAACCACAACCATTGGAAGTCGGTGCAGGCAAATACCTCACAGCCGATTTACAAGTCAGCACCTATTACACCAACTAAGGAGAAATCATGCCAACAACAATCATCACGGGCAGAGACATCACTTTCACCATTGCTGGTGATAGTTATGATGCTCAAGCTACATCAGCGACTTTGACTGTTGATTCAACAATCAACACATATCAGACACTCGATGGCAAGGCGTACTTTACAACCGACACTCAAGGCTCATTTGCTGTTGAAATGTTGGCTGATTGGGGCGCAGCAAATTCACTTTGTGAAGAACTTTGGACAGCTGCAACAAACGCACCAAATACTGGTCTTTCTGTCATATTTGGAGCAGATTCTGGAGCATCGTTTGCTTTTGATGTGCAGCCAATTCTGCCATCAGCTGGAGGCACAGCACCAGATGCACAGACTGTTTCGCTTGCATTCACATGCGTGACAACACCTATTTTAACAATCACTTAATAGAAAAGGACACGGGAGCATGAAACTACCAATCACAATCGAATTCACTACCGGGGAGAGCGCAACCTATACCGCGCTCCCACCGGAGTGGATGAAGTGGGAACAGAAAACCGGAAACACGATTCAGCAAGTATCTGAGAAATTGGGCATTGCAGATTTGATGTTTTTGGCGTATCACGCAAGCAAGCGCGAGGCAGCCGGAAAGCCTGTCAAGCCATTTGAGGCGTGGTGCGAAACTGTGACTGACATCAGCATGGGAGAAACCGAAAACCCAAAAGTTACGAATCCGGATCAATAAACCGGATTCTTTGGGAACTAGCAATCACCACCGGATTGTCACGATCAGAGTTTCAAACGGCCGAAGATGTTTTAACTGTTTTTGAGATTCTAAGGACAAGAGATGGCAACTGATCCAATCACTTATGATAAGAGTGATTTGCGCGGAATCACCAGAGCTTTTAAAGCTATGGATGAAGGTGCTGTCACACAAGCAAAAGCCGTTTCAAATGGATTGGCCACTTATGTGCAATCCAAAATCATTTTATCAGCTAGTGGTCGGCCAAATAAAGCGGCATCACGCATTGCCCAAGGCTCACGGGTAAGCAAGTCATCAAAGATTGGTGAATTGTCATTTGGCTTTGTATCTCAGAAATTTAGCGGTGGAGGTACAACCCAACAGCTTTGGGGTGGTTATGAATTTGGATCAACTAAATTCAAGCAATTCCCGATCTGGTCAGGTCGTGGGCCTCGCGGTGGATCAGCTGGATATTTCATATATCCAACCTTGCGAGCCGAACAGCCACACATCATCGCGCAATGGGAGAATGCATTTACTAAGATTTTGAAGGAGTGGTGATGGCCGGTCAAAGTAGAACACTCAAGCTCTCAATTCTTGCTGATATTGATGATCTAAAAAAGAAGCTCACCACAGGTTCAGCCGAGGTTGAAGGCTTTGGTTCAAAACTAGGCGATTTCAGCAAGAAAGCCGGC